GAGAAAAAAAGAATGGTACCGGAGGTACAAGCGGAACATCAGGAACAACCGGTACATCGGGAACTTCAGGTACTAGAGGAACTTCAGGAACAACAGGAACTAGCGGAACATCAGGGACTAATGGTACCGGAGGTACAAGTGGTACTTCAGGAACTAGCGGAACAACCGGAACTAGCGGTACATCAGGAACTAGCGGTACTTCAGGAACTTCAGGTACTAGAGGAACTTCAGGAACAACAGGAACTAGCGGAACATCAGGGACTAATGGTACCGGAGGTACAAGTGGTACTTCAGGAACAACCGGAACTAGCGGTACTTCAGGAACAAGTGGTTCATCGGGTGTAAATATTGGTTCATCAGCGGTTATTGTTTTAGGTGCGGGTAAGAATTCATCTGTTAGATGTGGTGTTTCAAATACTTCGATAGGAAATTATTCAGCTTCTTTAGGTGGTTTTAATAATACATCAACAGGTCCTTATTCAGCAATTGTTGGTGGTTGTTGTAATAATAGCCCAGGTGGTTATTCGTTTATTGGTGGTGGTAAATATAATAGCGCTTTTTGTGATAATTCAGCAATTGTTGGTGGTTGTCAAAACTCGATTAGTGGTACTTGTTCATCAATAGTTGGTGGTTCTTATAATACGACAAATGCTAGATTCTCATTTATTGGTGGTGGTCAAAGAAATATAATTCAATCATTAACAAACGAATGTAATTCTTTAGGTGTAACAATCGGTGGAGGTATTGGACATAATACTTCAGGGGGAACATTTAATGCGACTACAGGAATTTTAACCGGACCAGTTGCTTGTTGTGATGCAGGTAAATTATCAACCATTGGTGGTGGTTTTAGAAACTGTGCCATAGGTGATTATACATTTATTGGTGGTGGTAGTTTTAACTCATCTCGTGGTAGTTATTCAATAATTAATGGAGGATGTCGTAATATTTTAAATTCTAGATTCTCAACAATTGGAGGTGGTCAAAGAAATATACTTCTATCAACACCAAACGAATGTTGTTCTTTAGGAGCAACTATTGGTGGGGGTATTGGACATAACACAACCGGAGGGACATTTACAACATCAACAGGTATTTTATCAGGAGTAATTACTTGTTTTGAAGGTGGTAGATTATCAACCATAGGTGGTGGATTTAGAAACCGTGCAACGGCTAAGTATTCAACAATTGCTGGTGGATATTGTAATTATGCTTCTATAACAGGAGCAACAATTGGTGGAGGGTCATTAAATTGTTCTAGAGGTGCTTATTCAACAATTGGAGGAGGAGTATGGAATACTGCTTCTGGTAGTCGGTCAACCGTTGGTGGAGGACAATGTAATGTTTCTTCTTGTTATTCCTCAACAGTAGGGGGTGGTTTAGATAATACTGCTTCTAATGGACGTGCAACAGTTGGTGGGGGTTCAGGAAATACAGCATCGGGATGTTTTTCATTTGTTGGTGGGGGTCGTTTTAACACCTCTTCTTGTTATGATTCAACAGTTGTTGGTGGTTCTTGTAATATAAACAATGCTCGTTGTGGGTTTATTGGTGGGGGATTTAGAAATAATACTTCTGGAAATACCTCAACAATATCTGGTGGATATTGTAATAGAACAAGTACTAGAATGTCATTTATTGGTGGTGGACATAGAAACATAATTCAATCTGCAACTGACGAATGTGGTTCTTTAGGTGTAACAATTGGTGGTGGTATTGGACATAATACTTCAGGTGGAACATTTACAACATCAACAGGGATTTTATCAGGAACAATTGTTTGTTGTAATGCTGGTAGATTATCAACAATTGGTGGTGGATTTAGAAACTGTAATTTAGCAATATACTCTACAATCGCGGGTGGTTGTAATAATCTAATCATTTCTACATCCACATCTTCATCTATTGGTGGAGGTTATTGTAATAAAATTTGTTGTATTGGTTCAACAATTGGTGGTGGTTATAAAAATACGGCTTCTGGTATTCGTTCAACAATTGGTGGTGGAAGTATTAATACTGCTGGTGGTGATAATTCGATAGTTGGCGGTGGAAATAGTAATACTGCTTCCGGTAATACCTCAACAGTTGGTGGAGGGTCAAAAAATCTTGTTTCTGTTTTAGGTGATTGTGCATTTATTGGTGGTGGTTGTGGTAATACTGCGGCATATGCATTTACAACAATTGGTGGAGGAAAATGTAATTTGGCACAGGGTACTTGTTCATTCATTGGTGGTGGTGAATGCAATTCTACGGCACCTACGGCTCATCATTCAACAATTGGTGGTGGTCAATCCAATTGTACGTGGACTTCTGCTTGCCATGGAACAATTGCAGGAGGTAGAGGAAACTGTGTTTCTTGTTGTTCCGGATTTATTGGAGGAGGTGCGGTAAATGTTGCGTCAAATTTTTACACATCAATTATGGGTGGTAAATGTAATAGGGCGTCTGATGGGTATGCAACAGTTGGTGGTGGTTATTGTAATCAAGCGGCTGGTCATTCTTCGACAATTGGAGGAGGTAGATTTAATCTTATATGTGGTAATTCTCGTTGTTCAACAATTGCTGGAGGGTGTTGTAATCTTATACAAACTAATGGTTATTTTTCAACAATTGCTGGTGGTTCGGGAAATACTATCTCAGTATGTTCTTCATTTATTGGAGGTGGTGAATTAAATGTTATTGCCGCAAGTTCGGCGTGGTCTATAATTGGAGGTGGTCGTTGTAATATTGCTTCTGGTCAAACTTCAACAATTACGGGTGGTTTTAAAAACTGTAATGGAGGAGTATATGCGACAATTGGTGGTGGTTGTGGTAATTTAATCTTTTCTGCTTCCACAAGTTCAACAATAGGTGGTGGTACTTCTAATACTGCTTGTGGTAATCGTTCTACAATTTCTGGTGGTGGTCAAAATACTGCTTCTGATTTTTATTCTACAATTTCTGGTGGTGGTCAAAATACTGCTTCTGGAGATAGTTCATTTATTGGTAGTGGTCGAAATAATACTTCTGGAGGGAATTATTCAACAATTGCTGGTGGTAAAAATAATATTGCTACTAATGTTAGTTCAACAATTGGTGGTGGTAAGGTAAATTTAAATAAATCTCAATCCGGTTTTATTGGTGGTGGTAATTTAAACATAACATCTAATGAAACTATATTTAAATCATATTGTGTTAATTCTAATTGTTTTGTTATTTATGGCGACCAAACATCATCATTTACTATTGGAGATAATTTTATTTCATCTAATTATAATAATACCACTTACGTAGGACAAATCACTAATGTTGTTTATTCTAGTTATTATACTTGTTTATATACAAACCAAACGTTTACTTATGGAAATAATCCAAGATTAGTAAATACAACTACCGCCCCTAATGGATGTAATTTTGCAACAATCGGTGGTGGTTTTGCAAATAAAAGTTTTGGTTGTTTTTCGTTTATCGGTGGTGGAAGATATGGTATTTCTTCTGGTAATTTTTCAACAATTGGTGGCGGTTCTGCTAACACTGCATCTGGTATTGTATCAACAATTGCGGGAGGGTCAAATAATCTTGCTTCTAATACTGCTTCTTTTGTTGGTGGTGGTAATTCCAATAGTGCTTCTGGTTGTTATTCAACAATTGGTGGTGGGGTATTAAATTGTGCTTGTGGTAATTTCACATTTATTGGTGGAGGTTGTAATAACAAAACTTCTACAGCTATTTTTTCAACAATTGGTGGTGGGTTATTAAATTGTGCTTGTGGTAATTTCACATTTATTGGTGGAGGTTGTAAGAACACTACTTCTACATCTATTTTCTCAACAATTGGTGGGGGTTATTTAAATTGTTCAATTAGTTGTTATTCAACAGTCGGTGGAGGAAAGTCAAATTTTGCTTGTAGTCTTTTCTCAACAATTGGTGGAGGATGTACTAACAAAAGTGCTGGTAATCATTGTTTTGGAACAATTGGTGGTGGTCGTGGTAATTTTGTAAAAGGAAACTACGGAGTTACTAATAGTAAAGCATCAACAATTGCTGGTGGTTACAATAATTATACTTGTGGTGAATATAGTTCTATTGGTGGAGGACAAAACAATAGAATTACAAGTGCGGGTCATGGAACAATTGCAGGAGGTAGAGCAAACTGTGTTTCTTGTTGTTCCGGATTTATTGGAGGAGGTGCGGTAAATGTTGCGTTAAATTCATATACATCCGTCATGGGTGGTAAATGTAATAGGGCATCTGATGGGTGTGCAACAGTTGGTGGTGGTTATTTTAATCACGCGTGTGGTCATTCTTCGACGATTGGAGGAGGTAGATTTAATCTTACATGTGGTAATTCTCGTTGTTCAACAATTGCTGGAGGGTGTTGTAATACTATCCAAAATGATGGTTGTTTTTCAACAATTGCTGGTGGTTCGGGAAATACTATCTCAGTATGTTCTTCATTTATTGGAGGTGGTGAATTAAATGTTATTGCCGCAAGTTCGGCGTGGTCTATAATTGGAGGTGGTCGTTGTAATATTGCTTCTGGTCAAACTTCAACAATTACGGGTGGTTTTAAAAACTGTGCAACAGGGACTCAGTCAACAATTGGTGGTGGTTGTGGTAATACTGCTTCTGGTAATTGTTCATCTATTTTGGGGGGAGCGTCAAATACTGTTACTCACTATAATTCTCACATAATTGGTTCTAATTTAACATCAAGTGCTAGTAATACAACATTTGTTCAGGCATTATCTAAAACATCCGGAACATTTAGAATTAACCACCCTGACCCAAATAAAACAGAAACGAAATACTTACAACATTCATTTGTTGAATCACCTACAGAAGGAGATAATATATATAGATATGTTGTTGATGTTGTAAATGGGACCTCTATTATTAAGTTACCTGATTATTATAAGTATTTGAATAAAAATACTCAAGTATGGGTGAGTCCTTTTAATGGTTTTGGAATTGCATATGGGGTTATTGATGATATTGAAGAAAATATTAATATATTTGCAGACAAGGATATTCGATATAATGTTCTTGTAATTGGAACAAGAAAGGATAAAGATGCCATTGAAAATTGGAATGGTATTGAAATACTTAAACCAAATAATAAATAAAAAGAACACCCCTCCAATAAAGAGGGGTTTTTTGTTGTTATCAATTTACAAGTCACACAACTTATTTATGTTTATATAAAAAAAAATAATGAAGTTATGTGCCATAACCAATTACCAAAATAAGGGATATATTAATGAAATGATTACCATTAATAAAATTTTAAATTCTCTATCTATATCCCAAGATGATACTTACAATTTTATTTCTCCAAATATTACTTATGAAATAAATAAAACTTATACTCATGCGTTAATCTTTATGGATTATAAAGTTAGCAGTGTTGAGTTTTATAAAGAGTTCTTCAATGAAATCCAAATACCTAAAATATTCATAATTGATACGATTCCACACCATAATAAAGAACTTAATGATGAATTTATTGAGTTTAATATTAAAGGAATGATTAATAATTTTAATGGTCTCCCTATTAATCGACAATTATTTTTATATGAAAATTGTGCCGATGGATTTGTCTTTTTTAACGACAACGATGTTAATTTATTTCAAAAATACTACAAACTTAATAACCCTAAACCATTTTCAGTTATTTCACCACCTTTAGGGGATAAAGACCAAATCAATATAAATTTTAATAATTTAATTCCCAATAAAAATATAGGTTTTAACGGATACCCATCAAACCAATCGGGGATGTTTGATTTATTAAATCTAATTGAGTTTAACCCCAAATATGTTTTGAATATGTATGGAACGCATGGGAGAGATGATATTTTAAATGAGATGATTGTAAATCATTTAACTTCAAAAAATAATAGAATTAAATTTAATGGTCGATTAAAAAATGATGAGAAATTTTTTAAAGAAAATTATATATATTCTAATCTGTCTCTTTATGACACATACGATTATTATACCTTTTTTAGTTTGTTAAATGGGTCTGTTCCCTTAATAAGTAAAAGTTCGGGAACATCGCAATTTTTTAAATCATATCCATTTATTGTTAATGATAAAGTAGATTCAATGTCTAATATGTTGGAAGTAATTAATAAAACTTCAATAGATGATATGAAAGACATATTAAAAACCTCATTAGAGGATATTAAAGAATTAAATAATGAAAATAATTATGAACAATATAAAAAATTCCTTAATTCATTATGATTAATAAAACATCAACATTAGGTTTTGATAAAATATATGTGATTAATTTAAAGCGTAGACCCGATAGAAAAGAAGCACTTATTAAAACTCTTCCGGGTCTTGATTTGACATTTATTGAAGCTGTTGACGGTAAGTTATTATCTGTTGAACAATTGATTACTGAAAAAAAACTGAATAAATCATTTTTAGACCCTTGGGGTAAAGTAACTATGGGTGTTTTTGCTTGTGCATTATCACATAAAAAGGCATGGGAACAAGCCTTAATAGATGGTGTTGAGACCGCATTGTTTTTAGAGGACGATGTTTATCTAACAAACCCTGTTTTAGAGAATGGGAGTTTTACACCACAATATGAAAGTATATTTAATGAAATCCAACAATATGATTGGGATTTAATTCATTTAGGTAAGAAAACCGGAGGACAAACGGGGATTAATGTGGGGAAACATTTAGTAATCCCAAGATTTAATACAAATTACAATGGAGCTCATGCTTATATTGCAACACGAGAGACGATAAAAACTATGTCAGACGAATATTATCCAATCAAATATGCCTCGGACCTTTATTTAGAACAATTTTATAATACTCATAATTCTTTCACTTTAAAAAATAATTTATTTAAACAAATAAGTGATGGTTTTAATCCTGAAAATGCGGATTCTGATACCTACTATAATGAATTTAGAGAAAATAGCGGACGTGTGGGGCTTTCATTTGACCAAGATGGAAATGTTTTAAATAAAAAAATTGTAAATTATTTAAAACAGCCTAAAGACATTACTGATAGATATTTTGAAATGGTTTTAGATAAACCAAAATTTGGAATACAAAAATTTAATAAATCTAATTTTTTTGGGATTTCCGGTTTATTAGGATTTCTTTTAACTCAGTTAGGTGAAAATGAGACCATGATTGAACTTTATCCTCATCTTGGGGAATTAACTTTCTTTTTTGGTAGTTGTGGGTTATTTACTAATATCTATTCAATAGACCCTTTATTTGGAGAAGATGAATTTAATGTTAATAACGAAGTTACTTGGGAAGATGTTAGAATTGGGTTTCACAGTAATACCTATCACTTTAAAAATATATCTCATATTGAAAAAAAACCTGAAGATGTGGTTGATAATTTTAATGACATTTCATTTTTATTTATTAATAATAGAAAAAACGAAGATATATTACCTTTAATTAATCAATATTATGATAAAATTAAAGATGATGGGTATATTGGAGGTAATTGTTATGAAAATGTTAACATACCTAACGCAAAAATATTTGACAATGGATATTGGATTATTAAAAAAAACGAACTTAATTTAAATTAAAAAAACCCTCATATGAGGGTTTTTTGTTATTGTTTATTAATTGCATCTATAATTTTTTGAGTATCAAAAACTTCATACAGGTCGTTATAAGGTATGGAGCTAATATCTTGGAATAATAGATATTTAGAATAATGTGGGTGATTTAAATCAGGTGTTTTGGTTGGTTCATTAGCCACAATATTATTATGAATATCATAACCAAACATTTTTGGATTTGTCCCAACCCAAGTCACCACTGATGGTAAATTTAACGCAGTTGCGATGTGCATCACACTACTATCAATTAACAATCTTTTTGTTGACATACTCAATAATACTGCAATACTTCTAAATGAATCTAACGCTTGAAACGTATTTTCATAAATAATTTGGTCTTCTCGTTTAACATGTAAGATAGCATAATCATTTGCAAAATGATTTATAATGTCTTGCATAATTGGTTGAGGGATATCTCTTGTCCAACTATATTTTAATGGTTGATTAAATGCTCCCCCATGAGGTTGAATAACCATAATTGGTTTATCTAACTTATAGAACCCTTCAAAGTATTGTCTTTCGGCTTTACTAATAAATAATTCAGGTTTTTCACCGTTGTAATTTAGACCATACATTTCACACCATAATTGAATTAGATGTTTTTCTTCAGTGATATAATCAGAAGTTGCATATGGGTCAGATACAAACACTTTTGCATCTTTATTTAGAATGTATTTTTCATACACACCACTTATTGTTTCGTGAGTCAAAACTTTGTTAACATTTGGGTTGTTAACAAAAACGTCCGGATAACTAGTAACTACAATTATATTTGCCTTACTGTATTGTTTTTTTATTGCTTTTAATACTGCGGTTCCCAAGATACTTTTACCTAGTCCACCATCTATTTGAAAAATTACATTCATATTATTCTTTATTTTTTTTTAATCCAAATTTTATCCATTTATACCACACTCTTTCGTGTAGGAAATATATTAATGGTTTTATACATAACTCTGTTAACCCTATACTACCTGAAACCCAAAAATTCCCTGTAAATGCGTATGATATTAAACAGGTTTGTATTGAACCTAGCATTCTATAACTAACGGCTTTACCTATGTGTCGTTTTATTTCTACCATTATAGTTTACCGTCTTTTTTCATTTGTTCTCTAATTTTTGTTGCGGAAATGTTTTTAATATCGTCAGGTGGAAAATGTTCATAAACATCATATCCGACACCTCTACCAATGTTAACACTTTCTATATCCGGAATTACCTGAATTACTAATCTTCCTTCGTCAATTAGGTCTTTTAATTCTTTATTTAAGTTTTCAATAACCCATTCTGTTGAAAATGGATTTTTATCATCAATTTCAACATCTCTAACGCATAGTAAAATATTTTTACCTCTATCCAATTGTTGGTCAATTAATGCTCTATGACCATGATGCCACGGTTGCCATCTACCCACAAACATTGAATATTTTTTATTTGATGATGATGAAGCAAATGCTGCTTGTACGTGTGTTTTTCTTTCCCAATTACCCATTTGTTTTAAATTCAATAATTTTGTTTATTATTTCCCCAACAGATTTTTGTTCAATAACATTTGTCGTATTAATGTCCACAAAATTCTCAGTAGGTGGTTCATAGTTTGATACATGATAATCTTCTCTACCTCTAACATCTTCAGTATGAATGTAAAATTCTAATACGTTATGATTGTTTTTAAATTCATCTCGTTGGTCTTTATAAGGTGAAACTAATGAGACTATCACATCAAATCCTTTTGAATCTAAAAATAATGAAATGTCTTGAGCTTTCTCAATATTTTTTCTTCTCCCTATTTCAGAGTAATCTTTATTTTGGAAGACATCTCTAATGTCATCACCATCTACTAATATAACATTACTTGGTTGTAGATAATCTTTAACGTGTTTTGCTAATGTGGTCTTACCAGCGCCTGGTTGACCTGTAAACCAATATATTGCCATTCTTTATTTTTTTAAAATTTTATACATAACCAAAATAGTCATAAAACCATTTGTAATGATTCTTAATATTCATTGATAGTTCATAACCTAAAACTTCCATATAGTCATCCGGTTTTTTTTCAAATTTTGGTCTTAACTTATGGTCACCATATATCCCATGTACCCTATCATCTTCATGAGTTAATTGTGATATGTTCTCAAAATCATGCCCATCATAATTCGGTACACCCAAATATTCGTATATTCTCGACATTTCTTGTTCAGGATTACTCATTAAATCTTCGTAACGAATAAATAACATTTTATCGTCAATTCCTTGTTGTATAATATCTAATAATCTATCAATAGAAGTTCCAACAGGTACTCCACCCGCCCAAATATCAATACGTTTATTTAATGTCGTACCAATTAATTCTGCCGGTCTTTGAATCCCGTTTTCCCTATGAGGATTTTTTCTAAAATTCTTTTCCATTGAACTATAGACCGCTCTAACATCTCTAACCATACAAATAATTTTTGGGTTTGGATTTATCATTTCCAATAAACTATAATTGATACCCCATTCTCTACTTTTATCTATTACGATTGGTTTGTCAGTAAGTCTTTTAAAATAACCTTGCATACCATCTTGACAAAAATCAACAAACGCTTTGGTCATTTCATCTTGATTTTGTGCTTGAAATGCTTGAGAGTGATTGTAATTGTTTTTACAGGCGATTACAAAATCCACCAACCCTGATGTTGGTGTTGAGTAAATTTCAGGATTTTGAGCTAATAAATTCTGAATTAATGTACTTCCACTTCTGGGTAGGGAAGAGTTAAAAAATATTTGTTTCATTTAATTAAACGTTATATATGTGTATTATTATTTCTGTATAGTGTTCTAAAAAATTATCAGACATTAAATTCCATTTTACATTAACACCATCAATCGAGTATACCTCAACATTTATAAAATATTGTAAGTAAGTGTCTCTAAATTTTTTAAATTTTTCTTTTAAAATTGGTGTACCTAAATGCCATTCACCTGTAATTTTTTTAACATTATTTTTAATAAATTCAAAATTCTCATCATTAAAAATATCGTATTCACCACCCTCACAATCTGTTTTTAAAAAATCTATGGTTTTTAAATTGTATAACTCACAAAGTTTTTTAAAAGTGATTCCTTCCATTTGTTTTGAACCCCCATAAATGTCATTACAGTCAGTATATGTGTTGGTATTTGAGATACCCTTCAATATTGGTGTAACCGGATAACCGACAGTGTTATTAACTAATGTAGGAAATTCATATTCACTCGGTTCAAGACAATATACGTGTTTTGGTTTTTTTGATAAAATACTATAAGTAAATGGTCCAACACTAGCCCCAAAATCTAAAACAATATCACCCTCAGAAACTTCAAAAAACTTTTCATATATTTTATCAATAAATGTTTCTTGAGTTATTTGTTCTTTATGAAACAAACCTTCTTCACTTTGCTCCATCCATCCCCAATCAAAATTAGTTAAGTTCATTATAGTAAATGTTGTATTTGTTTAATAACCATTTCCGGCGTTATTGATGTATGACATTCAAATTGTTTTTCAGTCCCTTTATTGATGGGACACCAATTCCAATCCCCTTTATCAAAGGTGAATTCAGGTTTATTCCAACATCCATTACAAACTGAACGGTTTACAATTCTAGTACAATTAAGTATAAACTCATGGTCTTCATTTGTAAAGTTAGAAATCATAACAACTTTTTTACCTAAACCCCACGCTAACCAAGATAAACCACTAGATAAACCAATAAAGAATTCACTATGATTAATCACATTCATAGTATGATGAATTGATGTGTTTTTAATTTTATTTGCATTATAAAATGGGTTATCTTCTTTTGACACATTAATAATTTTATAACCTAAATTATGAAGATAGTTAATTAGTTCTTGCCAACCTTCTCTTGTCCAAAATTTACATCCCGCAGTTGAATTGGTTGCGATAGTTATATATTTCTGTTTATAAGGTCTTGTGTTAACGGTACTATGTATTGTAGGTTTAATTTCTTCAAAATCTAAACCTAAAATATTTGTAATAGTTTGTTGTAAAGGTATTGTGTTTGGTAAAATTGGTTCTTTGTTTTTATCATAAAACCACCCAATTGAGTACATAGCATAAAGATTATGTGTTGTAACTCCGGGCACCACAAATTCAATCTCCGGATATTCATTTTCAAACAAATGATTCCAAAAGGTTGACACAATTACTTTACAATTATGTTTCTTTTTAAACTCTAACACATATGGAATCCAAGCAATTGAATCCCCTAATGATTTACTCTCAAATGAGATATAAACTCTCTTATTAGTTAAATCCAATGTATTGTCATAAATTACAATATTATCTCTACTCACAACTGCTCTCCATTTGGTGTAATAACTACGACTTAATTTAACCCAATGATTTGGTTTTATTGTGTTCTCATAATGACAAACACCATTTTCATCAAAGAATTTTACATTATAATCTTTATCACCACTACCTTTTATTTCTAAGAAGGGTTCCTTAACAAAATGTTGGAGTACTTGTACTTCTTCGTCAATCATTGTTTGTTTTTTTATAGGTTGATTTAGTATTTGTTGATATAATTGGTAATTTTTTTCAGCAAATTCTTTAACCCCATATGATGGAAATCCATAATTAATATTATCATTAATTAAATCTAAAAGTTGATTTTTCATATCAAAAATATCACCATAAATTGGTTTAATATACGGTGTAAACATATCCATATATTGTGGTAAATTTCTTGATAAGATTTTTAACCCATAAGATATTCCTTCTCTTAATACTAATGGGTTACATTCCCAAGTTGAGTTAAACATTAACACATCGGCTGCCATCATAAAGTCATTAACATTATCTTTCTCACCCCATACTCTAACATTGGTTGGCAGGTCTTTCATTATAGGTTCCCAATAATTTTGAAAGTTAGGAGCTTGATTCCCAATAAAATGAAATTCTAATTCAGGGTAAACCCCTTCAACTAATCTAGCAATCTCAACACCCTCACCTTGATTTTTACCCGATGTCCATAATCCAACATTTATAATGTGAGTTTTGTTTGGGTCTAAACCTAATTTTTCTTTACTACTTTTTTTTGATAATATGATTGTAGGTGTGTAGGGAAATTCAATTAGTTCACCATATGATGGCATATTAACGAATGTAACTTCTTTATGAAAAGGAGAACAAAATGAATATGCGTCAGGATGAAATATTTTTTCTTTATCCGGTTGAAACATTATGTTATGACAAGTTTCCACGACTCTCCATGTTCGGTCATTTTTATAAATAAAATTTATTAAGTTGTTTGACAATTTATTATGAGAATCAAACGCTTCAATCATTTCATCTAAATGGATAATGTCAAAATAATTTTCCTCAATAATTTTCTTTAATTCATTCTTATCTTCACCTAACGTCCAAAAATGTGACGAAGGTACTAATTCTTTAATTCTATTTTTTTGAACAACAAAATGGTCACTATGATTTGAATATTCCACAACAAAAAGTTCTGTTTTATCTTCATAATATTCCAATAATGATTCAATCCTTTTTAATAGAAATGATGGCATTCCTCCGGTTGATAGATGTGGTGCCAAGAATAAAACTCTAATTTTTTCTTTATGATGGTTTTTGATTTTTGATATCATTTTACCCATTTCTAAAATATTTTTTTCTCCGTGAATAAATAACAAACCATCTTTCTTGTTTGGAATCTTAACCCATAAACTTTCTTCATTAATATTATAATTTGAATAAATATTATCTATTAATTCTAAATTTCCGTTAGCATAAATGTAAGGTAACCCATCAAATATTAATTTTTTCCACAATAACACATTTAAGATGGTCTCCTCATTATACGCCGCATAATATGGGATATTATTTAATACTTCAGGGTGAGAACACATTTGATACCATTCAGATAAAAAATCAACACATTTTTCATTTGATACATAATAACCTGTTTGTCGGTATTTTTCTCTAACATATTGATTAACATTAAATAATTCACATGCCGGGTATTCCAACGTGGTTGACATATCATCTCTAGTCATCGCACCACCTCGTTCACCTACGTGTAGATAATCATAAATCCCTTCAACAAAATAAGGATAATCTTTATCATTATCGTATAAGTCAAAGATTCTATCAACATATGGTGTTGCAATTGAATCGCAATCAACAAACGCAACCGTTTTAGTGTATTTAGATAAAACGTCTTTAGTGATTAATGGTTTTTGTATTAAGATGTTGTAAATTGTTTTATTGGTTCTATTAATATAGAAATTTTCGCCCTCTTGAATGTATCTATTGGAATTGTCATCAACTAAGTCTAAATCCCACATTATTGTGACCACATCTTTAATGTTTATCACTTTATCAGAGTTAATTAGATATAAGAAAATGGGTAAATCACTATATTCACGAATTGATTTAATACACATTTTAGCAACATCAAAATAATTTTCAGTTGCTAATAATAGATATGATTTTTCTACTTTATTTTTTAATATTAAAGGTTCTTTTCTTGAGAATGATTTTTCAATTATTTTGTGATGATGAACAGGTGTTGACACATATTGTAATCCAATTTCATTTTCTAATAAAAATTCTCTAACAGGAGAATCAAAACGATTTGTTTTGTGGATATTCAACAAGTTTAAAATTCCTTTGCTATAAGCGATTGGTCCGGTAACTCTTAATACCGAATTCTTATCCGCGCCACCAATGTAATTTCTAATATTATCTTTAACTACTTCAATAACATTTTCTAAAAATGGGTGGTTTGGTTTACAGATGATGTGCCAATTTTGAAATTCACCAAAATAATATTTTAATTCATCCGCCCAATCTAGACCCTCCCAATGTGTTAATAGATACTCGTCAGTTGGTAATAAGACTTCTTCTAATGGTTTTGTAGTACAACTTTTAATATCTAAATAAACACCACCAACTTTATACATTAAAAGATATCTAAATAAATCAGCTCTTGCCGACCCATAATTTGGGTTAATACTTAAATAAAGATTAAGGGTTTCTTCATCATAATTTTCTTTAATAAATTTAACACAATCATCATTATTGTAGAATTTATAGTCAAATGTTGGGTTCATATCTTTTAACCTTTGAACTACTTCAATTATTTCAGTTGGTAAATCATTAGTTTTATATGTTTGATGAATCACTCTTGGTATTTGAGGTTTAATTAATGTAATATCACTAACATGTCTTATCATTTGATAATCCGATAGTTCTGAAACTAACTTATCAATCTCAATTTTGTTTGAAACACCATCGTGATATTCTAACGTTATTTTACTCGGTATTGGAAAAGAGTGTTCCTTACAATAGTCCAAAAAATCTCTAAAGATAATGTGGTCATGACCTTCAGTGTCAATTTTTAAATAATCAACCGACCCAATATTATATGTGTTAATTAACGTTTTCCAACTAATCGTTGGTACTTTTTCAATGGTGACCAAACTATTGTATAGTTCTTCACCTAATTCTTTAATCGCAAAAGGGTGGGGATTATTTATTGAGTTACTTCCTCTAACCCACCAAGGCAAGTTATTTTCTTCAATTTTCCAATCATCGATATAATATACATCAACTTCACCATCAGTTGTTGATAACGCCGCTTGGACTTTAATGATGTTCTGTTTATCTGGTAATCTATTTATGTAATATTTTATAGGTTCAATACTAATACCGACAGTCTTGTCATTAGAAGTTTCAATTAAAGTATCAAAATCTGAAGTACCAATTTCAATAAAATCGTAATGTTTGATGTTTAATGACATATTTTTTTTATTACAAAAATAATAAATTACTAATAAAGTTCCATAGTAAATATTAAAATTGTTAAGTATTTATGGTAAAATAATTCTATCTATATTTATTGTAATGCAAGTAATAGAAATAACCAGTTTAAACGGACACTCACCATTTGATATATCAATATGTGATTTAACATTAACGTATTGTTATGTGGTTGCGACCGGCGTTGTTTCTGTTCCTCCAACACTTTTATTGACTATTCCAATAGAACTATATGGGGCTAACCAAGTTTTAGTCGTTGTTACCGATTCAATTGGTTGTGATGAATTTATTTTACAAAGTTGTCCGGGAACACCAACTCCGACACCAACAACAACAGCAACTCCGACCCCAACAATGGTTGTTGTTTGTAATTGTATATCATTTGAAAATACAACTTCGGGGGCTTTAAACTTTAGTTTAACCCTATGTAATAACGTTGTGTTAAACAGCGTTATTCAATCAGGGACTATCTTATATTATTGTGGTAGATTACCATCGGCTGAGGTAGGGGTAAACATAATTATTAATGAGATATGTATTGATAATACTTGTGTACCAATACCAAGTGAGACTCCGACGCCAACTCCAACATCAACTCCAACAAATACTCCGACTATTACACCTACATTAACATCTACACCAACATCAACTCCAACAAATACGCAAACACCAACATTAACGCCAACTAACACGCCAACATTAACATCTACGCCAACATTAACTCCAACTAATACACCTACATTAACTTCTACGCCAACATTAACTCCAACTAATACGCCTACATTAACTTCTACGCCAACATTAACACCAACTAATACACCTACATTAACTTCTACGCCAACATTAACACCAACTAATATACCTACAGAAACGCCAACAAATACTCCAACTAACACACCTACATTAACTTCTACACCAACATTAACTCCAACTAATACACCTACAGAAACGCCAACAAATACTCCAACACCAACATTAACTCCAACAAATACCGCAACTCAAACGCCAACAAATACTCCAACACCAACATTAACTCCAACAAATACCGCAACTCAAACTCCAACAAATACTCCAACACCAACATTAACTCCAACAAATACCGCAACTCAAACTCCAACAAATACTCCAACACCAACATTAACTCCAACAAATACCACAACTCAAACTCCAACAAATACTCCAACATTAACACCAACTAATACACCTACATTAACTTCTACACCAACATTAACACCAACAAGTACACAAACAACATTTATAGCGTCACTTGCCCCTTGTTCTAACCCTACTGCATCACCAACCGCTGAAATGGTATTACCGATTGAATATTTACCTTATACTAGTGGACCTTTTTCTACTTGGTATTCTTATACTGTTATTGATAATTTAGGGAATTGTTGGAATGTTAAAGGAATTGCTGGTTCAATTTACCCTCTCATTACTTGGGGTGGTACGAACACATTAAATTTAATAAATTATTTTGGTCAAGGTCAATATAGTGGTTGTACTCAATGTCTTCCACCAACACCTACTCCAACAAACACGCCTACATTAACGCCAACTAATACGCCAACTAATACACCAACATTAACACCAACAAATACCGCAACTCAAACTCCAACAAATACACCAACAAATACGGGAACACCAACATCAACTGCGACTCCGACATCATATCAATTTACTGTAGAGCTTGGTAGTGCATATTGTAATACTGGTGTTTGTTATCTTGATGGAACTCCAACTATCCAAATTGTTTATCTTCCAATAAATGAGCAACCAACTATAGGTGGTTATCTATATACAGACCCATCATTAGAAACTCCATTTGTAACAAGTCAAATTATAAGCACTTATAACATGTTATTAACAACTGACCCTACTGGTGTATTATTATGGATATGTAATGAAGGTACAACATGTCCAGAATAATATTATCGAAACTTTATTAGTTTTTTAATGACCCTATATTATTAAAAACATACACAAAAAACACTTATATCTTATAATTATAAGATATGATAAATAAAAAAAAAATGGTGATAGGTTGTAGATTAGGGTTAATAGTGGATGATGATGGTTGTACAATAGTGGGAGTTGAAAGTGTGAACTTAACATAGACTTTTTAATTATATAAAATAAAATAAACATACTATTATATCAAGTTCAATTTCGTCATAATAATTAAATAAAATTATTTATATTTAATTATAAATTATTATCTTTTGTATAAAACAAGAGATAAATGAAAATATTTGTACAGATAGCTTCCTATCGTGACCCCCAACTTATTCCAACATTAGATAGTATGTTGGAAAATGCTAAAAGACCTAAGAACTTAAGAATAGGTATATGTCGCCAATATCACCCTGAAGATGGGTTTGATAATTTAGAGAAATTTAAAAAAGACAAACGATTTAGAGTTAAGGATGTTTTATATTCTGACGCTAAAGGTGTTTGTTGGGCAAGAAATCAAGTACAACAATTATACGATGGTGAGGAATATACTCTTCAAATAGATTCTCATATGAGATTTGAAAAAGATTGGGACGATACATTAATCAAAATGATTAAACAACTTCAAAAGAAAGGATTTAACAAACCTTTATTAACAGGATATGTTTCTTCATTTGACCCTGATAATGACCCGGCAGGGAGAGTTAGAGACCCATGGAGAATGTCGTTTGACAGATTTATACCAGAAGGTGCTGTCTTCTTCTTACCTGAAACAATTCCGGGGTGGGAAAAACTTAAACAACCAATTACTTCTCGTTTTTATTCTGCTCACATGGCGTTCACATTAGGTCAATTTAGTGTTGAGGTTCAACACGACCCTGAGTTTTATTTTCATGGTGAAGAAATTTCCATAGCAGTTAGAGCATTTACTCACGGATATGATTTATTCCACCCACATAAAACAGTTATTTGGCATGAGTATACTCGTAAAGGTAGGGTAAAACAATGGGATGACGATAAAGAGTGGGGTAAAAAGAATGAGTTATCTCACAAAAAGAATAGACAACTTTTTGGAATGGATGGTGAAGAAGTTAATATGGATTTTAGTAAGTATGGATTTGGAACTGAAAGAACATTAAAAGATTATGAAATTTATTCAGGTCTTAAATTTTCAAATAGAGCTGTTCAACAATATACTTTAGATAAAAAATACGCACCAAATCCTACTATATTTGAGACTGAAGAAGAATGGTTGGCAAGTTTCGCTAGTATTTTCAAACATTGTATTGATATCTCATTTAAACAAGTTCCGGAAAAAGATTACGAATTTTGGGTTGTTGCATTCCACGATGAAAAAGATGAAACTCTTTATAGAAAAGATGCTGACATCAATGAAATAAACGGTATGATGAAAGACCCTGATGGGTATTGTAAAGTTTGGAGAGATTTCCAAACAACATCTAAACCAAAATATTGGGTTGTATGGCCTTATAGCACATCAAAAGGATGGTGTGATAGATTAACTGGTAATTTATAAAATATGGACATAATTGGGGATGGGATGATTGCAGAATCTTTTAAAAATTATAATTTTAAATCTGTATGTGTTTTTGCTTCAGGGGTTGCGGATTCAACAGAAAATGATATTTTAAAATATAAAAAAGAATATGATTTACTAAAACAAGTTTTAAAAAAAAATCAGAACAATTTGATAATATATTTTAGTACGTTAAGTGTGTTAAGGTATGATTACACAAATTATGTTATGCATAAATTATTTATTGAATCATATATTGAAAATAATTCAAATAATTTTTTGATTTTAAGATTACCTAATATTATTGGTAGAACAAAAAACACAAAACAATTAGTACCATTTATGTATAATTCATTATTAAATAAAAAAGTTATACAAATAAAAAACGGTACTTATAGAGATTTAATAGATGTTGAAGATTTACCAAAAATTGTTGATTTTTTAATTAATAAAAAAATAAATGGTAAAATTAACGTTACTTTAGGTAACAAAATTAAAGTAGTTGATATTGTTAATTATTTAATTGAAATAAATAAAATAAGTGATTATCAAATTGAAATGTTAGAAGATAATGAAACTATTTTATTTGAAAACCATATTGATAAATTTTACAATGATTTAGACATTAAAAATTTAAATACTAATCCGCATAAAATTATAAAAAAATATTATAAAAAATGAAATTAATTGTCTTGGCCTACACTTCAAAAAATTATATGAGTGAAAAGTTATATATACCATTTGACCCAATACAATCAGATAGAGCTGATTTAACTAGAAAATTACCATGTATGGATACTTGGGTATCTAAATTAAAGGATAAAAATATTGAAGTTATTTTTTTTGATGGAGACAATCCGGAAGTATCTTTTGATGAAAAAAATCAAATTTTACATTTAACCGAAACCGACACATACGACTATTATTATTTACATCATCAAAAAAAACCATCTAATATGGTTAAAAAACTTCAAGGGGCTATAACATGGTTATTAAAAAATAGAGAATTTGATTATATTTTAAGAGTTGACGATGGTACCTATGTTAATTCATTTGTTTTAGAGAAATATTTTAACGAAATTATTGATAAAGACATTATATGGTCCGGACAAGGTGGTGGAGGAGGAATATTCTTCAGTAAAAAAATATGTGAAGAAATTTTAAATATACATGATGAAACTAATCATTTGGAAGATGCCACATTAATGCAACACTTTTCAAAAATACCGGAAGTTAAATTTCATATAATAGACACTATGTCTGCTTTTTATAATTTAGGTGAAAAAAATCTAACAATTCATTATTCAACGGGTAAACGAATGTATTATTGTGATTTTATTATTAGTAATTACTATAATAATTTAAAAACTAATAGAAAAGTTATTCTAAATTATGAATGGTCTTCAGGTATTGAATTAAATACTAATAGAGTTAGTGGTACAGAGGGTAAGACAGGTGCTTGGTATGGGTTAGACCGAGATAAAAATAATTGGGAATACTATGGTGGTTATGCTAGAAGTATATCTGATATATATGATAGAACAATAACATATGGTGATGAAGTTATACAAAATTTATGTGTTTTTAATTTCAAAAATCCCCATGACCTAAAAATTAAAAACACATTTAATAATTTACTTAAAACAATAGTAAAAGACGGTGAAATTAATATCTTTTTTAGTTTAAATGATGGTGTTATAACTAATGAAAATACTTATAATATTATTTTAAAAATGATTAAAAATTTAAATTATGAATATGAAATTTTAAATGATGTGAATTTTAAAGAATATACTCAAGCTCAATATATCCAACCGGACGAAAAAGGATTAATTATTAGAATTTTAAAAACAAATAAAATTAAAAAAATTTACATCGCACAATATTACACAAGTAATTTAACTCATGGACCATTTGCTGAAAAAATAAATAAGAAATATTGTGATGAAAATGGATATGGATATTTTTGTGAAAAATCAAATCAAACAATAACGGATTACATAAATGGTGCTGCACCTACTTGGTACAAACCAAAGTTAATATTAGACGTTATTGAAAATTTTGACCCTGAATATATACTATTTTTAGATACGGATGCTATAATATCTGATTTTAATATTAGAATTGAAGAATTTATTGACAAAGATTATAATTTTATTGCCTCATTAGATGAAAGCACTCATAGTCTAATGAATGCTGGAGTATTTTTAATAAAAAATAATGAATGGGGTAAAAAATTTCTTAATGATTGGGCTTTTTGTTGTAAAACCCTAAAACCTATTGATTGTGAATTAAGACCTGAAGTTGGTGAACATGATTTAAATCATGAAGGATTTTATTCTAACAGATTATGGATGGACCAAACCGCATTAACTCATTTATATAAAGATAGAGGTGAGTATGTTAGTAAAATGAAAATTATTTCAAATAGAAGTTTTAATTGGAATAAATATAATGATAATAATTTTATTTTTCATGCGTATGCGTATGGTAGTATTAAAAATAGAACAATAGATAAGATTCATAATAAAATTTTTAATATAAACGAAAATTATGATTATTCAAAATTAAGTGGTTTAGCAGAAAAATATACGACAGATAAACATTATGGACATGATTTTTTTGATAAAGTTTATCAACTTGAATTTGATAAAATCAAAGAATCTGCAAAAAAAGTTGTTGAATTAGGTGTTCATGAAGGACAATCAATTAACATATGGAGAGAATTTTTCACTAATGCGGAAATAATAGGTGTTGATTTTGAAATGAATAGGGCTAATATTGATGATTTTAATCGAGTTAAATTATTAGAATTTAATGTTAATGTTGGTAATACTTTAATCGAGTTTTCAAATGATAATGTGGATATAGATTTATTTATTGACGATGGAAGTCACGCAATGAAAGACCAACAAGTTGTTTTAGCTAAATTATTTAAAAGTATAAAAAGTGGTGGTATGTACGTATTAGAAGATTTACATACAAGTGTTAGTGTAAAGAATGATGTTAATTCAATATGGAAATCTGAAAAAAATACGATAACACTTGATATGTTAGAAATGTTTAATAAAACAGGTAAACTAGTTTCAGATTATATGACAGATGAAGAATGTGATTATCTTGAAAAAAATATTGAATCGTGTGAAATTTTTAAACTTAAACCTGAATGGAGTTATACCAGTATAATTAGAAAAAAATAATATGAATAGTAATGTGACAATAGTTACCGGTCTTTGGGATTTAGGTCGCGGTAATCTTGATGGTTGGGGTAAAAGAGATTTTTCAAATTACAAAACAAAGTTTTTTGAAATGTTAGAAACAAATGTTCAAATGTGTATTTGGATTCCCCAAGAATTAGAAGAAGAAGTATTAAAAATTAGAGGCGATAAACCTACTAAAATATTTATTAAGAATGTTGAGGATTTTGAAGTTTGGAATCCTTTTTTTGAAGATATTCAAAAAATTAGAATCCAAGATAGTTGGAAAAATTTTGCAGGATGGTTATCTGAATCTCCTCAAGCCGGGTTAAAATATTATAACCCAATGATGTTTACTAAATTTTTTATGTTAAATGATTCCGCAATTGTGAATCCATTTAATAGTGAATATTTCTTTTGGGTTGATGGTGGATTAACTAATACGGTTAATCGAGGTTATTTTAGTCACGATAATGTATTAGATAATTTGGAAAATTATGTTCGATTTAACAATAATAAATTTATTCAGATATCATATCCTTATGATGGTAATGTAGAGATTCATGGATTTGAAAGAAAGGATATGGCTCGTTATTGTAATACCGATTACGTTAGTTATGTGTGTCGAGGCGGTTTTTTTGGTGGGAGTAAAGATAACATTCACCAAATGAATGACTATTATTATTCAGTAATGCACGATACGTTAAAAGAAGGGTTAATGGGTGCCGACGAATGTTTATTTACAATACTTTCTTATAAACATAAAGATTTAATATATAGATTTGAAATTGAGGGTAATGGTTTAGTTTGGCCGTTCTTTGAAGAGTTAAAAAAATACACAAAAGATTTTATACAAAATAATAAAACACAACCAAGTACTGATAATGTTGGGTTATATGTTATAACATTTAACTCACCTAAACAATTAGAAGTGTTAATACAATCTATGTTAGATTATGACAAAGATTTTATAGAAAAACCTAAAAAATATTTATTAAATAATTCAACTGATTTAACAACAACCCCAAGATATATTGAACTATGTGAACAATATGGGTTTGAACACATTAAAAAAGATAACATTGGTATAGTTGGTGGTCGTATTTTTGTTGCTGACCATTTTGATAAAACAAATCACGATTATTATTTTTGGTTTGAGGATGATATGGCATTTTATCCTAAAAAAAATGAGACTTGTAAAAATGGGTTTAATAGATGGGTACCAAATTTATATAACAAATCTTTAGAAATAATTAAAAAAGAAAATTTTGATTTTTTAAAACTTAATTTTACCGAGTTTTTTGGTGATAATAGTACTCAATGGAGTTGGTATAATGTTCCACAAGATTTCAGACAAAGACATTGGCCTAATAACCCTAAATTGCCTGAACATGGATTAGACGCAAACTCACCTAAAACAAAATTTGAGAACATTAAGTCTTATAAAGGACTTCCATATGCAACTGGTGAGGTCTATGTGTGTAATTGGCCAATTGTTGTTGGTAGAGAAGGAAACTATAAATGTTTTTTAGAAACAAAATGGTCTCATCCTTTTGAACAAACTTTAATGTCATATGTTTACCAAGAAACTGTCATGGGTAACATTAAACCTGGCTTATTACTATTAACTCCAACAGAACACGATAGATTTGAACATTATGATGGTTCATTAAGAAAAGAAAGTTAATTTGTTTATTTTTGTAAAGCAAAGTATTTATAAATAAAAACAATAGATGGATTTTTTTATTAAGAAAAACGCAACCTTACCGGTATTAAAATTACAAGTGGTTAAAGACGGAAGAAGCGACTATAATAAGTTTATGGATATGATTGAAGAATCTGCCATTTTCTTCTCAATGGTTGATGTAGAAACCGGTATTCCAAAAATAAGTTCAAGACCTGCAGGGTTTGTTGAAAAAACTTTTGTTGACTTGAATGCTGGTCCTGAATATTACATATATTATCAGTTTACTCCAAGAGATACTAATAGAGTTGGTAGATACGCTGGTCAATTTATGTTAAGAAATTCCGATGGAGTTCTTATATTACCAATACGCGAAGATTTATTTATAAATGTACAAGATTCTTTTATTGCTGATGATTTAGTTTATGATAGTTGTTACGTATCAGAATTCCCTTGTTGTATCAATGGTCCTTATACTACAACAACAACTACAGAATGTTGTCCTTGTACCACAACGACTACCACAATTAATCATACTACAACTACAACAACAATTAATCATACAACCACAACAACAACAAGTTCTCCTACGCCTACTCAAACTGAAACACCTACGCCGACGCCAACTGAAACTTCTACTCCGACGCCAACTGAAACACCTACGCCGACGCCAACTGAAACTTCTACGCCGACGCCAACTGAAACTTCTACTCCGACGCCAACTGAAACTTCTACTCCGACGCCAACTGAAACTTCTACTCCGACGCCAACAGAAACACCTACACCTACTCAAACACCTACATCAACACCATCTATATCATATCTTTTACAAGATGATTTATTTTATCTTTTACAAGATGATTTAAGTAAAATAATTATAACATAAACTATTTATTAATAAAAAAAAAACATGCCTGATTTACCAATAGCATTATTGCCCGAAATAACCGGAATAACAACAGACACTTTATTTGTGGTATCTGACGGTGGTACAACATATAAAGTTAAAGCAGGAAATACTTCCGGAGATGCCGCTCATGGTCAATTTTTATCAACTGTTGACCAATTTATTACAGGAACCACATCTCAATCATATATAATGAGTGCAGATACTGTAATTGATTCTGAGGGAGTTACAGTTGTTGATGGTAGTAAATTTACATTTTTATCTGGTGGAACTTATAATTTCTCCTTTTCATCTCAATTAATAAAAACAACAGGTGCTGGTGCATACACTATTAGTATATGGTTAAATCAAAATGGGAATCCAATTATTGACAGTACCGGTGACGTAGTACTTGCTGGTACACCAATATCATCTCCATTAATTGCGGCATGGACTTATCTTTTAACAGTGGAATCAGGTGATAATGTTGAGTTAGTGTGGTCTTCAGATGTTGCTGATGTTAAGTTATATGCGATACCAATAAGAAGTAATCCATCTAGACCGACAAGTCCATCTGTATCTGTGATAATAACACAATTATAATATAAAATTGATTTATTAATTAATATCATTTATATTTATAGAAACAAGACAAACCTGATTTATGTCAGAGCCAATATGTCATTCTAAAAAATATATTTATGGTAACACAAGAAGAAATTAAGGCATTCCTTGAAGGAAATGACCCGGAAGAGCACATCGTTGCTATTGAGTATGACTATGGGTCAGACTCAATATACAAAATTAAAGAAATCCCTGGTCAGGGAAAAATAATCAAAAAAGATACATTTACGGCATTTGCTTGGGTTGGTGATTTGAGAGATTTGAATTTTTATTCAAAGTCCAAAGACCAACAAAAAGAGGCGATGAAAAAACACGGAATCATCATTGATAAGTTAGAAACCAAAGGTAATGAGAGATTAGAAAAAGGTCTCAAATATATGGTTAAATCAATGAAGGGTTATCGTTCACTTATCCAATTCTTTAGAGATGGTGGTGTTGACCCCTGGGGTGAAAAAACAAAAGGTAAACTTACGGTACTTCCACCGGTAGAACAGTTCCTTATTTCAAGAGAGAAGAGATTATTTAAAGGGTATGAAGAATACAACGACATCACCCGACTCGGATTTGACTTGGAGACGACCGCTTTAGAACCTAAGGATGGTCGTATATTTATGATTGGAATCAAAACCAATAAAGGATACCAAAAAGTTATTGAGTGTGCTGACGAAGACCAAGAACGAAGAGGTTTGGTGGAATTCTTTAACATCATTGATGAACTTAAACCATCAATCATTGGTGGATACAATTCTGCAAACTTTGACTGGTTTTGGATATTTGAGAGATGTAAAGCTCTTAACTTAGACATCAAAAAGATTGCTAAATCCCTAAATCCGGCAAGACCTATCTCTCAAAAGGATGGTATGTTAAAACTTGCCAACGAGGTGGAGAGATTCTCACAAACTCAATTGTGGGGTTATAATATTATTGATATTATCCACTCAGTTCGTAGAGCTCAGGCGATTAACTCAAGTATTAAATCAGCGGGTCTTAAATACATTACCCAATATATTAAAGCGGAAGCTCCCGACCGAGTTTATATTGACCACTTAGAGATTGGACCGATGTATGCTAAAAAAGAGGAATATTGGTTAAATGTTGAGAATGGGAAATATAAGAAAGCCGACAATCCGGACTTCAATAACTTAGACACAAGATTTCCCGGAAAATATATTAAAGTGACGGGGGATAATGTTGTGGAGAGATATCTTGACGACGATTTAGAGGAAACGTTAACGGTGGATGATGAATTCAATCAGGGAACGTTTCTATTAGCGTCGATGGTACCAACAACTTATGAGAGAGTTTCCACAATGGGAACCGCAACTCTATGGAGAATGATTATGTTGGCTTGGTCATTCAAGAACAATTTGGCTATTCCTGCAAAAGAAGAGAAGACTGACTTCGTAGGAGGACTTTCAAGACTACTTAAGGTGGGTTACTCTACCAACGTACTAAAACTAGATTACTCTTCCCTATATCCATCTATTCAGTTGGTGCACGACGTGTTCCCTGAGTGTGATGTTATGGGTGGAATGAAAGGAATGTTAACTTACTTCCGTAACGCTCGTATTATGTATAAAAACTTAGCAACGGAATATAAGTCAACTGATTCTAAAAAATCATTATCGTATGACCGTAAACAGTTACCGTTAAAAATCTTCATTAACTCAATGTTTGGTGGTTTATCTGCTCCACACGTTTATGAGTGGGGAGAAATGAATAGTGGGGAAAGAATTACCTGTACCGGAAGACAATATCTTCGTCAAATGGTAAAGTACTTTGTTAAGAGAGGATACACTCCTTTGGTACTTGATACGGATGGTGTCAACTTTAGTTTACCTGAAGGTGGTGTTGACGACAGGGTTTACATCGGAAAAGGTTTGAATTGGTTGGTTAAAGAGGGTCAAGAATATAGAGGTTATTATGCCGATACCGCCGAATACAACGATTTGTTTATGAAAGGTGAAATGGGTCTTGATTGTGATGGAACTTGGGATTCGTGTATCAATTTAAGTAGAAAGAATTACGCTACGATGGAATCTAACGGTAAGATTAAATTAACCGGAAACTCAATTAAATCTAAAAAATTACCATTATATATTGAGGTATTTTTAGATAAAGGAGTGAAGCTATTGTTGGAAGGAAAAGGTCAGGAGTTTATTGAATGGTATTTTGAATACCACCAAAGAATATATGATAAACAAATACCCTTAAAACAAATTGCCCAAAGAGCGAGAGTTAAACTATCTATCGATGATTACAAAAAACGATGTGGTATGAAAACAAAGGCGGGTTCTTTAATGAGTAGAATGGCTCATATGGAATTAGCTATTAAACACAATTTAAAGGTGTCGTTGGGTGATGTAATCAGTTATGTTAATAATGGATTAAAAGCGTCACACGGGGATGTTCAAAAATTGACTAAAAATAATTATACCAAGAAAGAGTTGGATTTATTTACATCAGTTAATGGACAGGAACCGGAAAACAAAACAACCTCAACCATACAACTTAATTGTTATATGTTAGACCAAACTGAAATTGAGAACAATCCCGATTTAACAGGAGATTACAATATTGCGAGAGCAATCTCTACATTCAATAAGAAAGTTGAACCATTATTAATTGTTTTTAATAAAGAGTTAAGAGAAAGTTTGTTAATTGCTAATCCCGAAGATAGAGGATTCTTTACTAAGACCCAATGTGAGTTAATTGGTGGTATTCCGAATAAAGAAGGTGACCAAGACACTATTGAGGACCTATTAACCATTACAGATTTGGAATTAAAGTTTTGGGATAGAGTTGGGGTTAGTTCTGAATATATTTATGAATTAGCAGAACCTGGTTGGGAAGAACATATTAACTAAAACAAAAAAGGTGTCTAATACGACACCTTTTTTTATTCTAATTTTAAACCATCTGAGGAAACTATGTACCAATTATTCTCTAATAAGTAAAATTCTACACACGCACCCAAATCAATTAATATTTCATCATAATATTCGTCTATCTTACCAAAACTTGGTCTAATATAAACTTTAGTAAATGCTTTAATTATGATATGGTCGGTCGTATTTGAATCTAAAGTAAGATTACAAGAATCAACTTCTTTTATTACTATTAATATTTCACCATTTGTTTTATATTCGGAGTTAGTAATTATTTTTTTCATTGGAATTATTTTAGGGTTTTGTATTTTAATTTCTTCTATTTCAATTAAAGTGTCTCCTAAAAATTGTTTTTCGTTAATTGTTTTTCTAGTTAATCTATTGGATATTGTATTCATAAGTTATATAACATAAATTTGTCTTGGCATTGCTCTAAACTTAAGTTGTTTGTTTAAATTTTCAGCAAGTAACGCTTCACGTTCCATCATTTTCTCAGGACGTAATCTTTCAAGTCTTAACTTTAATTCTTCTTCAAGTTTTGTTTTTTCATCTTTACCTTCAGTCGCTAAAGTAGCGTAATCCATTGTTAATTCACTATCAGGTGTTTTAATATTACCACTAAATTTACCTCTAACTCTTGATAACGTTTCTTTACAATAAGCGGTAAACCATCTTCGTACAAATTGTTGTGCTGGATTATTTAAATCAATCCAAGACATTGAATCTATTGGAACGTCTGATGGTAGTTTAATAATATCCGGATTGTTTTTTAAACAATTATCTCTGTCCGCAGGACCAACATCGTAATACCAATACCAAACTTTACCTCTAGCCATTTGTTGATTACCAAAATCAAATTTACCTCCAGGTGTGTTCATTAAGTGAAGAGCTTTTTTACCTTCAGGTAATGCTGTGATGGTATAAGTTAAATCTCCCGCAATAATTCTTCTTTGAATATTAATTTCTTGCATTCTCAATAACATATCAAATGCCGGCATCATAAAGTAAGAACCTGACGCACCCATTTGAGCAAAACCACCCGGTCCACCAAAACCACCACCACCTAAACCACCAAAAGTCCAGGGGTCAAATAATAACCCATTTAATTCTGAAGGTGTAAACCATAATACTTCATTTATTTCTCGGTTTGCAGGAATTTCATATATTTGTTGGTTTGGTACTAATTGAACAAAATCTTTTTTCAAAACCCAATCACCACCGGCTTGTAATCCGACAATTTTAGAGTATGCGTAAGTATATCTTGTTTCCCAATCTAAACTTTTGGTTACAAAGGCTCTTGATAACGATTCTGTATCCAAATTTAAATTGTACAATGAAGTCCATTGAGATTCAATTAACCAATCTTGTATATATTGAGAATAATCACCAATAGACAATTCTAATAAACTATCCATTTGTTCATCTTCTAATTCAACACTCCTTAATGGTGCACCTAAAAGATGTTTAATTCTTGTATATAATTTAGTTCTTTCTGGTTCCGGTATAATAGCTGTTTGATATGTAGCCCCTGTTAATATTCCCATAACGTTTTTATTTTATAAATATCAACTTAATGTATAAATCAGGTCTTCTTTAGGGAAAATATACTGACCACCCATTATTTTTGAGTGTTTATTATCAAAGACCAATACTTCTTTATTATTTCTAGTAAAAATTAACCAATCGGTTGAATATCTTTTAACATTTGCGGTTCCTAAAATCATAACAGAATTATCAATTTCTTTTTCCCCCGTAAAAGGTTTAATTTGTGCGGTTTTTTTAACTCCATCAATAATAACTTCACAATCAATACCACCAATCATGTCTTCTTTACTACCAAGTTTACCAATGGCGTTAACATTTTTTTCACCAAATTGTTTTTTTAATATTTGAATTGTTCTATCTTCACGAGCTTGACCCCAACTATCTGTTTGAGTTAAAACTTTCATAAGATTTTGAAATGTTGAGGATTTTTGTGAAAAAATTCTAGACTTATATTCATCTAAAACATTAACAAGTTTTTTAACTTCACTAATTTGCTCAAAAGGTTTTAAACCAATAATTTTTATTTCGGGTTCGTTTTTTGATTTTAAGACTTGATTAACATCGTTTAATAAGATACAAAAACAACTATAGTTTGTGTTTAATTTATTTAAAACAGAACGACCATCTTTTTCTAAATCATATACTCCGGCAACTTCTCCTTCACTATATTCATTATTTCCATAATAGTTATCAGGGAAGACTTCTTTCATCATTCGATTAATACCGTCTTTAAAAATTGTTTTAACTTTAGGGTTAATGTTAAACACCATTCTAATCGATTCGTTCATTTCTCTACTACATCTTTCCGATTTACCTTCAGATATAATAGATTTAAGTTTTTCAATTTCTATTTTTTTCATTTCATTAATGGATGGTTTTCGATTACTAAGGTTTTCCACCGATTTAATCTTTTCTATAATGAGTTTAATTTTATTTTTAATATTTTTCATGTAGGCTTGTTTATTATGATAAATATCTAAACAACCGGATTATCCCCGATTGTTTATCTTATTCATAAGTTCTCCAATAAAATCTCCTCTTTCAGAGATGTTGTCTCCCATAACGGTTCCAATATTTTGTTTCTTTTGATTTACCATGTCGTAAATGATTCCTTCTATTGAGTTATCGAATATTGGGTAGTAAACTGACACCGAATTTTTCTGTCCATATCTGTATGCTCGGTCTTCCGCTTGTGCTAAATCACCCGGAACAAATGATAAGTCATTAATGATTACAGCTTCGGCTGCGGTTAGTGTGATTCCAACACCAGCGGCTTTTACGTTTCCAACAAACACCTTAATCTTTTCATTATCTTGAAATTGGTCAACAGCATATTGTCGTTGAGGTTTTGAGGTTGAACCATCTAATCTCACAGCTTGTTTTCCAAAATGGTCGGCAATTCTGTTTAATGTCTCAGTAAAGTTGGTAAAGATGATAACTTTTTTATCTTGTTCCAAAATATTCTCAGCTAATTCTATGGTATCTTTAATTTTTTCTTCAGCAATCACTTGACGAACCTTCATTAACTTACTGAACTGAACTGTTAGAGATGTTGACTCATCGGGGTTTTTATTGTACCAATCATAGTATTCACCCATTAATCCTTCATAGAGTTTTGACTTCAATCTCAAATAAACTGGTGTAATAATTTTCTCAGGTAAATCTAAAACTTCCGTTTTTAATCTACGTAAAACTTGTCTTGATGTTCTGTCTCTCAATTCTTCTAAGTTAGATGCTCCGGTTACGTTCCATATCTTACGAGTTCCCGCTGTGAATTGATAACCTTGACAATATCTAATAGCGTAAGCCATCCAATTCTGAGCCACCGGACTTTCAATAAGAGCCAATAGGTTGAAATAATTCATCGGTCGGTTAGTCATCGGTGTTCCGGTTAATAACCACACTCTTTCACAACTTTTAGAGAAACTATTAACAAGTTTGGTTCTTGCTGCTTGTCCATTACTAACATAATGTGCCTCATCCAAAATAATTAAATCAAAGTTTCCTTGTGAGATTAAAGATTCTGTTTTACTTTTTAAATCATAGAAGTTTTTAAGAATATCGTAATTAATAATCACAAAATCGTGTTCTATTGAGAAATTCTTACCTTCGGAGATATAAACACTTCTATCGGTATAGTTCTCAATCTCTCTTTGCCAGTTAATCTTCAGAGATGCCGGACAAACTATAAGTATTTTCTTCGCACCTGTCTCTAAAGCAGCAATAATGGTTGCGGTAGTCTTACCCAATCCCATATCATCGGCAAGGATAAACCTTTTAGACCCAGCAAGTTTTTCAATAGCTTCTTTTTGATGTTCTAACGGTGGTCTATTGGAGTATTTTGAATAATCCACAACAATATTCTTTATTGTGTGTGTTTTAATCAAAGCTCCTTTTGGTAACCAAAAATCGTGGATTGTTTCAGATTCTAATACTTTTCCCCAAACGTGGTAAGACTTTTCTTTCTCAACTAATAACTTTTCAACCCAAACCTGTTCAGGGATTTTAATTAATAATTTTTCATCAGCAATTTTTTTAGCGAAGTAAGGGTCTAAATCAACCCATCTTTTTGCAACCTTAGGAGTTACTTCATTAAAATTCATAATGTAGTCAGATTGTGCCCGAGTTGGGAAGAATCTTTTGTTAGTTTCCTTTTGGTGTTTTAATTTTAGGATATAGTTGTTTGCCCCCTGATAAGTTTCAAGGATAGATATTGCTCGTTGTTCTATTGTTAAATTAGAATTTTCAGATGTATTGTTTTCCAAATTTAATCTTTTAATAGAAATATAATAAATTATTTAATATTTATCAATATGAGCAGACAATTAGTACCAATTACACGAATAGGTAAGTTCTTCGGAGCGGAGGATTACGACTTAGACATCTCTATGGGGGAGGAATGGTTATATGGTGATATGAACTTTACGTTAGTACTATATAAGATAGATAGATTAAAAACTAAAACAGATGATGTTTATGGTGAGGTTATGACCGATGGTATCAAATATTTACCACCAATTGAGATTAAAGCTTACGTTCAAATACTCCCACCTGAGACCAAATATTTAGGTAATTCTAAAATTGCTCAATCAGAACCTGGAAATCTTAAATTCTCAATTTACGCTGCTCAACTTAATGATTTAGGTATTCAGATTAATTATGGTGACTATATTGGTTATTACGAAACTGAAACCAAAGTTAGATATTATGTGGTTAGTGATGATGGAAGAATTAACTCAGACAATAAACATACATATGCCGGTTACAAACCATTTTACAAGTCATATATAGCAACTCCTGTTACGGAGAACGAATTTAGAGGATTATAATGAAATTAATTATAACAGAAAATAAATTAAATTCAATTATTATAAATTGGTTAAATAAACATTATAGTGATTTAGAAAGATTTAATCGTACTGAATTTAGAGAAATTTATTTATCCAAAAATGGATTGTTTAAAATTATGTATAATTTGAGAGGAAAACAATTATATATTGTTAGGGAATTATGGGATTTTGTTAGTGAAGTGTTTAGTTTAGATTATGAAGAAACGGGAAAAATCTTACTAAATTGGTGTAATAATAAATTTGGATTTAGAGCTAGAGTCTTTTATCGAGTAAATGAAATATGAAAATAATAATAACAGAATCTCAAGCAAACAGAATATTTGAAAATTTTTCAGATGAAGAAGAAAATGATTACATAGGTAAGAAAGTTATGATTTATTATAACTTACATAAACAGACATTCTCAATAATCTATAAAGGATTAGTTGTTAATCATTGTGACTATATTAAATTAAGTGACGTTGAATTCAGAGTTAGACCCGGAGGTAGAGAAAAGGTTATAAAAGAAAAAAGAAAGAATGTTCATTCATTTGTGATTGGAACATTAATGGATTATTGTAAGTTCCCTTGTGAAAATCTACCAAGTGAACCAAATAGTAATATCGTAACCTATAACCCTTACAAATATAATTCTTATGTTATGAAAGACACCGAAGAACCAATATATCGTGCCGGTGAGGTAGAAATGATAAATTCAAGAAACAAAATATTTATAACAAAACAATAAAATGGGTTTACCTAACAAAATAAAGAAAACAATACCGTTAACGTTTCCAAAAACTCTATATCCACGAAGAGAAGAGTTATTGGAAAAAATTAATAAAGATGGAACTTATTTACCTAAGTCCATTTTACATGCCGATTTGGATGGGGGAATGTTAAACTTTGTTCAGAATGAATTACAGACTATTGTGGATGGTAATGTTATACCATCAATTGATATTTTGATAACGGCTCAAAATTGGTCTCAATTTACTGAAACTTGGAATTTTCAAGATTTGGATTCTAATGTCTCACCCCCATTTATTACGGTTGTTAGAAATCCCGAAGTTAAATTTGGTACTAACCCTGCATTACTATATAACATACCAAATAGAAAACAATATTTTTATGCTCAAGTACCAACGTGGGATGGTAATAGAAATGGTATGGATATTTATAAAATACCTCAACCGGTACCTGTTGATATTACATATAGTGTTAAAATAATTTGTAATAGAATGAGAGAATTAAACGAGTTTAATAAAAATATTCTTGAAATGTTTTCCTCTCGTCAAGCATATACAACTATCAAAGGTCATTATATTCCAATCATTATGAATAACATTACCGATGAGTCAGTTATGAATATTGATAAAAGGAAATATTATATTCAAAGTTATGATTTTACAATGTTAGGATTCTTAATTGATGAAAACGAATTTGAAGTTGCTCCGGCGGTTTCAAGAGTTTTAACTGTTATTGAATTTGAAAAAGAATCGTTCATGCGTGGAAGAAGAAAAAATATTGCAGATGAAGGAACCTCAACAAATATTTTATTTATTGTTGGGAACAATATTATTTCACAAGTTTTTGATTATACTGTTGATTTAAATTTAGGTGAAACAACTAATATTGATTCGTTTGATGTGTACATTAATAATCAATATTATGGGTCAGATTTGTATCAAATACAAATCAATACCAATGATGTTTTAAAAATTATTGTAGTTAAATCTAATGATACTCAAGAGGGTTCAATTGTGTTAGAAAACCAATTAGTTTAATTCTCGCCGTATATATCCTTCTTTTCTTTACAATTCTCAACAATCATTCTTTCTAAAAAACGATACATTTTGATACCCCTCTTTTCGCAATAGGTCTTTAGGACGTTATGAACCTCAATTGATATCTTTAGGTTCTTTATCTTTTTTTCGTTGTCTGCCATGGTAGAATAAAGGCAGAATTTATTCTACCTAATTTATAAATACTTCTTATGAAGTAAAGTATTTTGGTTTTTTTTATAATATTTATCAATAAAAATAAATTTACAAATAAAAAAGACAAACTAATGGCATCAAATCAAAAAGTATTCGTATCTCCCGGAGTATATACTTCTGAAGTTGATTTAAGTTTCGTAGCACAAAGTGTGGGAGTTACCACGTTGGGTATTGTGGGTGAGACCTTAAAAGGTCCCGCTTTCGAGCCTATCTTTATACGAAATTTTGATGAATTCACAAATTTCTTCGGTGGAACTTCCCCAGAAAAATTTATAAATACACAAATTCCAAAGTACGAAGCGGCTTATATTGCTAAATCATACTTACAACAATCTAACCAATTATTCGTAACAAGAGTGTTAGGATTATCTGGTTACGATGCAGGACCATCTTGGTCTATAACTACAAAAGCAAATGTTGACCCAACAACGGTTGATTTCTTTTGTGAAAGTGCAACTACAGTTAATTGTGTTACTGAATGTATAGACTTTAAAACTATAAACTATTCTGTTGAATTTTCAGCGTGTACTAATAGTATTAACACTGTTAGTTTTACAAACACATCTAGTTTACCATCTGAAATATCTTCAATTTTGTATGAACCTTACGAACAATTTGATGGTTCAATGTCAACATTGTTTGATGATATGTCAAGTCAAATTTTTGATATCGTTTCAACACCGGCTAAAGAAGATACTTCAATTAATTATTATGGTGCAATACCAACTAGTGTTTATTCGGGTTTAAGTTCAGTATATACTGGTGAAACTAATGTTTACGGAGTGGATAATGTAAGTTCAAATTTATGTAATTATTCAGCACCTCAAAATGACCCTTGGTATTACTCATTATTTGATAATGTTGGTAATGCTTCTTATACAGGATTTTCATTTTGGTCTGTTGTTACAGGATTAACATTGACACCAATAATTACAACAACAACATCAACTTCAACGACGACATCAACAACAAACCCTTGTACAACAACAACATCAACATCAACTACTTCAACAACAACAGCAAAACCTGTTAATTGTTATACAGGTACATTGATTGGGGTGATTTATATTTATTCGGGTACGGCATATACAGATTATGATGACTTAGTTGTTGCAACACTTCGTTCAAGAGGATTGTCAACATATGGTTTGGAAAATGGACCTGTTTATGAAGTTTCGGGTTTAACGGATGTTAGTTTAGATTGTACCGGGACATATTCAGGTGTAACTAAGAACCCATTTTCAACTTTTGGTGTTAATATTACAAGTAAAGATGGTGACCAATATTTCTTTGAAACATCATTATCAAATTCAGATTCAAAATACATTAGTAAAGTGTTTGGTTCAACTAACTTCTCAAAACCAAGAACAGTAGTTCCATTATTTGTTGAAGAAAGATTCCAAGCTTTATTAACGAATGCTTGGAGAATGGGTTATATTAGAGGTTTAAATTGTGAATTAACAGCTTTACCTGATGCTCGTCAATCGATTGACCCAACATCAATAGCGTTTTACTTAGAAAAATTCCAATCACCGGTTTCACCGTGGGTTGTTTCAGAATTAAGAGGTAATAAAGTTTATAACTTATTTAAATTTACAACTATTGCAGATGGTGATTCAGCAAATATTGATATTAAAATATCAATTGCAAATATGTCATTTAACAATGGTACTTTTGATGTATTAATTAGAGATTTCTTTGATACTGATTCCTCACCTGTTGTTCTTGAAAAATACACTAATTGTAGTATGAACCCTCAAGATAATTCATTTGTTGGTAAAAAAATCGGTAGTTTAGATGGTGAATATCCTTTATTGTCAAGTTATGTTATGGTTGAAATTAATGAGGATGCACCAATAGATGCTCTTCCTTGTGGATTCTTAGGATACGATTATAGAGAATATGCTGGTGTAAGACCACCATTCCCATTAATTAAATCTAAATATTATTATCCTGGTGAAGTAGTTTATAACCCACCGTTTGGGTTGGCTTCAGGAGCGGATGATTCAACAACAAGTGCTGGTGATAATGTAAGAAGAACTTATTTAGGTATTTCAGATACTGAAGGTATTGATGTTGATTTCTTCCAATATAAAGGAACTCAACTTCCTTTAGATATTTGTAATGATACTGAAGGTAATCCTTGGAATTTTAGAACAAGAGGTTTCCACATGGACAAAAACGCAAGTGGTATTACAATTCCAAATATATTTGTAACAAGTGGTACTCCGGCATTCTTTTGTGGTGACGCACCTTTTACATCAGACCCTGATAGTGAACTTAACCCTTATTATAGAATTTACGCACGTAAATTTACATTCTTAGTAAAAGGTGGTTTTGATGGTTGGGATATCTATAGAGAATTTAGAACAAATAAAGATGAGTTTATGTTAGGTAGAACAGGTTACTTAAAAGGTTCTTGTCCTACAATAAAATATCCAACAGCATCGGGTTGGGGAGCATTTAAACAAATTATTGTCGCAGGTAACACTCAAGATTGGGCAAACACCGATTATTACGCTTATTTATTAGGACAACAAACATTTGCGAATCCTGAGGCGGTAAACATCAATGTCTTTGTTACACCGGGTATTGATTATGTTAATAACTCTAATTTAGTTGAGAGTGCTATTGATATGATTGAATATAGTAGAGCGGATTCATTGTACGTATGTACAACTCCTGACTACAATATGTATGTTCCGTCAACTGGTAATCAATTAGATTTTATTTACCCACAAGAAGCTGTAGATAATTTGGCAAATTCAGGTATTGACTCTAACTATACCGCTACTTATTACCCTTGGGTATTAATGAGAGATACTGTTAACAATACTCAGATTTACTTACCGGCAACTGCTGAGGTAACAAGAAACTTAGCGTTAACGGATAATATTGCATTTCCTTGGTTCGCTGCGGCGGGTTACACAAGAGGTATCGTAAACGCTGTTAAAGCGAGAGTTAAATTGACACAAGAGAATAGAGATACTTTATATCAAGGTCGTTTAAATCCAATAGCAACGTTCTCAGATGTTGGAACGGTAATTTGGGGTAACAAAACTCTTCAAATTAGACAATCGGCACTTGATAGAATTAATGTTAGAAGATTATTACTTCAAGCTCGTAAATTAATATCAGCAGTTTCTGTTAGATTATTATTTGAACAAAATGACGCTAAGGTAAGACAAGATTTCTTAGATTCTGTTAACCCAATATTAGACTCTATTAGAAGAGATAGAGGTCTTTATGATTTCCGTGTAACTGTTTCGTCTGACGCAGCTGATTTAGACAGAAATCAAATGACTGGTAAGATTTATATCAAACCAACCAAATCGTTAGAATTTATAGACATTACGTTCTATATTACTCCAACCGGAGCTTCTTTCGAGAATATATAATTAATAAAATTATGACCCATTGTAATAGTGGGTCATAATTAAGCCTTATAACAAAAATATGTTAAAAAATAAAATAATTGAAGGAATTGACGAGGAAGGTGCTCCGGATGAGAAGTATTACGCTTTTGATTGGGACGATAATATAGTTTCAATGCCAACTAAAATAATCTTAAAAGATGAAGATGGTGATGAGGTTGGAATGTCAACTGAAGATTTCGCAACTTATCGAGAAATTATAGGTAAGGAACCATTTGAATTTGATAAACACACCATTGTTGGATTTTCAGAAGACCCTTTTAGATATTTCGGGGTTAAAGGTGATAAACAATTTATTGTTGATTCTATGTTAGCAAAACCGGGACCGGCTTGGGCTGATTTTGTTGAAGCAATTAATAATGGGTCAATTTTTTCTATAGTTACTGCGAGAGGGCACACACCATCAGTATTAAAAGAGGCTTGTTATAATTATATTGTATCAAACCGTAATGGAATTAATTCAACTGAGTTAGTTAAAAATTTAGAAAAATATAGAGATTTAGCTGATGAGGAAAATGTTTCTAAAAAGGAGATGATTAGAGAATATTTAGATTTATGTAAATTTTATCCTGTAAGTTATGGAGAAGGTTCCGCAACAAATCCGGAAGAAGGGAAAATTAAAGCTTTAAAAGAATTTGTTCAATATGTTAAAGCAATGTCTCAACATATTCAAAAAAAGGCGTTCTTAAAAAATAAAATAAATAATTATTTTGTTCCTAAAGTAGGTTTTTCAGATGACGACATAAAAAATGTGGATGTAGTAAAGAAACATTTTGAGCAAGACCCAGAAAATATTATTAAAACTTATTCAACAGCAGGAGGAATAAAAAAAGAATATTAAATACTTATAATAAAATAGAATTAAATAAAAAAAAACTAGTTAAAAAAAAACTAGTATTAAATAAACTAGACTGGATTATAATTATAATAAATTAAATTCTAAAAGTCAAGATAAATATTTTTTAAATAGAGATATTTATTAAATAAAGATAAATAAAATAAAATTAAAAACAATTTGAAATGGCTGATTTATTAATGAAAATGCCCATACCTTACGAACCTAAAAGACAAAATAGGTTTATACTACGTTTTCCTTCAACATTAGGAATTAATGAATGGTTCGTAGAATCGGCAGCAAGACCACATATAACAATTAATCCGGTTGCAATTCCTTTCTTAAATACAGAAACATATGTTGCTGGTCGTTTTACTTGGGGAACAATTAACGTGAAATTCCGTGACCCAATCGGACCTTCAGCGTCACAAGCTCTTATGGAGTGGGTACGTTTATGTGCTGAATCAGTTACAGGTCGTATGGGATATGCTGCGGGATATAAGAAAAACATTGACCTTGAGATGTTAGACCCAACAGGTGTTGTTGTGGAAAAATGGATATTAGAAGGTACTTTCTTATCTGATGTTAACTTTGATGGTTTAGGGTATAGTCAAGATGCTTTAGCAACTATTTCTACAACATTACGTATGGATAGATGTATATTAGTTTACTAAAATAATATTTTATATTTAAATTTAAGAATCCACATATCAAAAATATGTGGATTTTTTATTAACTATTTATAAAAAAAAGTATACATTTATTATTTATAATAAAAACAAATTTATATGGATGAGAGTTTAATTAATGCAGGAACAGAAAATTTCACATTACCACATGATGTGGTATCATTACCTAGTGGTGGAATTTTTTATAAATCTAAAAGAAAATCGGTTAAAATCGGTTACTTAACAGCGTCTGATGAAAATTATTTAATTGGTGCGCTAGCGGGTAAAGAAAATGTAGTATTAACTTTATTACGTAATAAATTATATGAACATGATTTACGTCCTGAAGAACTACTTGATGGTGATGTTGAAGCTATTTTGATATTTTTAAGAAATACTTCATTTGGTGCTGAATACACAGTTAATTTAACTGACCCACAAACTAACAAATTATTTGCTCATACTGTTATATTGGATGAGTTAAATATTAAAAAAAACCAAAATCAACCGGATGAAAATGGATTTTTCTTAACTAAATTACCTAAAACAGGTATTACTGTTAAATTAAGACCAACAACTTTCTATGATACTATTGAGTTAGATAAAATGGTTGAACAATATCCTGCTGGAAGACAGGCACCAAGAATTACTTGGAAATTACAAAAACAAATTGTTGAAATTGATGGGGATAACGATAGAGGTAAAATAGCTATGTTTGTTGATACTTTACCTATTATGGACTCTAAATACATAAGAACTTTTTTAAGGGAGAATGAACCGTCATTGGACCTTAAGAGAACAGCAAACGCCCCGTCAGGAGAACTGGTATCTTTCGAGATAACCTTTGGGGTGGAGTTTTTTCGGCCTTTCTTTTAACTATCGGCAACTTCTAATTGAGGAATATTACTTGATGGCTAAATTTATAAGGACTTCTTATAATGATTTCAACGAGATGCCCACTTATGTTAGAAAATTTTTAATAAACAGAATAATAGAAGATAATACACCAAAGACGTAAATTAAAATATGTCTTTGGTGTATTTATTTATAAAAGAAATTTAATATGCAAGATGCTGGAAGTAATTTAGAGGCTAGTGAAAAAAAAGGTAAGGATATTCTTAAGTCGTTAGGAGATGCTTTAGAAAGTAATTTTAGTGTTGCTGCGGTTGGTAAGGTTGTTGCAGAACTAGATGCGGGTGCGAGTCAACTTTTAAAACAGTTTGGTCTTGGTCAACAAATGGCTCAAACATTAAGTGCAACAATGGCAGACGCGGTTAGTAGTGTTAGAGTTTTAGGTGGTGATATTAAAGATGTAATTGAGACTCAAAGAGATGCGTCAAAAGAGTTGGGTAGAAATGTTGTATTATCTGCTGAAGTAAATAAAGACCTTTACGCAACGATGAAAGTTACTGGAGAACAAATTGGTCCATTAGTTAAAGGATTTAAAGATGCGGGATATGGTGCGGGACAAGTCGCTAAGGAAATGAAAAATGTTGTGGATATTGCGGCTCAATCAGGTGTTAACGCACAAAAAGTGTCTTCAGCTGTTTTACAAAATATGGACTCTCTTAGTAAATATAATTTTGAAGGTGGTGTATCAGGTTTAGCAAAAATGGCGGCACAAGCGGCGATGTTAAGAATTGATATGAAAACAACGTTAGGTTTTGCTGAAAAAGTTTTTGACCCTGAAGGGGCTATTGAAATGGCGGCAGCTATGCAAAGATTAGGTGTTACTCAAAGTAGTTTACTTGACCCGTTAAAATTAATGGACTTAGCTCAGAATGACCCCGCTGAATTACAAAATCAAATGGCGGAGATGGGTAAATCATTTACTCAATTAAATGAAAAAGGTCAATTTGAAATTATGCCGGGAGCAAAACGTCAAATGAGGGAGTTAGAGAAGGCGATGGGATTACCCGCAGGTGAATTGGCAAAAATGTCTTTGGCAAGTGCGGAGTTAGAGGATAAAATGAGTAAAATTCGTTTTCCTGAGTTACCTGAGTTAGACGAAGATAAGCAAAAGATGATAGCCAATATGGCTGAAATGGGTGCTGGAGGTAAATATGAGGTACAAGTAACTGACCCAGAAACAGGAAAAACAGTTGCAAAGGCTATAGATGAATTAAATGCTAAAGATGTTGCAAATCTTGAAAAAATGGCTAATACCGCTCCAAAAACTATGGAGGAGTTGGCTAAAGAACAATTGAGTACTTTGGAATCTATTGCTGCTGATATTAAATCATTAGCCGATAAACCGGGATTAGCTCTCGCCGGTAGTAAAAGTATGACTGGTGTTCAAAAATATACTAGAGCAGCAACAACAAGTGCTAGAAAAGTTCTATCACCAAAAGAATTAGATTCAAAAAATCTTAGAGGGACAATTGATACAGGGATTGATAGAAGTTTAGACACTCTTAAAAGATTAACAGATGGTGAAATAACCGCTGCTGAGGCTAGAAAGGAAGTTGGGGAAAATTTATCAAAGTTAAATACATTGATTAAATCAGCATTTCAAACAGGAATGAATATCGCTAAAGAAGAAGGAGAAAAGTTAAATAAAGATTTTCCTAATGTTGCCCGAATGGAACAATTAATGACAGGTAAGATGAAAGGGGTATCAAGTGCTAAAAAAGAATCATCAGATGCTAATCCGATGAATGTTAAAAGAGATATTAGTAATGTTAGAAATACGTCAACAATGTCTACTAATGAACAACAAAGTTCAAATAGTAATACAACAAAAACACCAATTGAAATTACTTTAAATCATAATGTTGATTTAAAGACTAATGGTAATGTAGACACTAATCAAATTGTTATGGCACTTAAGAATACGGATGTTCAACAAGGTATTGTTATGGCGATAAAAGAGGGAATGTTTAGTAATGGTTTATTAGCTCCAACAGCAAACAAAACACAGTTAATGAACTCTAATTTAAGTTCAACATTAACAACATAAAATAAAGTACAATCTATTTATAGATAAATTAGAATATATGGCAGAGAGTTCATTATCATTTGCGTCCACGTCTTCCTTTAGAAATTCTCTAATGGCGAAAAACTTGGCACCTTATAGTGTTCAAGGAGTGTACACCCCACCGGCAAATCAAGTTAATTACGAAACCATTTTAGGTGTAAGTAATGTTATTGATTCACCAGGTGAGTTAATAACGAATGACCCATATGGTAATTTATTATATCCATTGAACGAATATGGTCCTAATGGTGGTTATAATTTAGAAATTAATTTTAACGGACCTCCTTTACCTGTTAATTCAAATCAGGGGGAATATAACCCCAACGACACAGCGTTAGATTTACTTAATGAATTTTTTATTGATGCTGCTTATATTCAAAATGGGTATGGACCGGCGGGTGGTTATAATGATTTAGTTATTATAACAGATGTTGAAAATAACAATAAGATATATCAACCTTATTGGGAACCACCAAGTTTTGCTCCATCAACTTATTCACCTTATAATATTTTATTATCAAATAATCCTATTGGAAGTAATGGGTTACTATCTCAGGATTCTTTTATTGCGAGATTTGGAGCTCTTGAATTAAATTCGTTATTGAAAAAAAGAATTGATGCTGAATTATTTCAAAACACATTAGGTCAAATAAATTTACAATCTCTACAAGACCCGTTTGAGATTAGTATGATGTTGTCAGGTCAACAACCTTTAATTTATAAAAATTGGAAGATTACAGTACCTGAAAACCCTGTTGTTGCCGCTGCCGACTTCTTAACAAGATTGGCGGGAGCTTATTGGCCGGTTTCATTAATACCTGGAGATTATTTCAATGATAATAACGAAAATAGTCAAACACAACAAACATCAAACGCTTTAAGTACTGTTAATCAATTAACAGGTGGTTTATTAGGTCCAATATTAAATCTTAGTAGAAGTGGTTCACAAATATTTTTAGCCAATACAGGTAATGGTCAAAGGTCTGTTTTATTTGCAAATATTAATTATAATAGATATCAACCATCTTATGATAAAGATTATGGTTTATTATTTGGGGTTGCTCAAGGATTAGTTAACTTATTAGTCCCAAATATTAATCCGGGTAATGGTACATTAGTTGGTGGTTACTATGTTGGTAATAAAACATCGGAACCGTCTTATATTACATCACCCCCAAATCAAATACCGGTTAACGCATTTGGTCAACAAGACCCTTCACCTGTATATGGTCCATCAGAGATGGGTATTTTATATGAAGGTAATGAATCAACACTTAACAATTTTGGTTTAGGAGGTAAGTCCTATAGTGACGGTGGGGGTATTGACGGAGGATTTGTTTGGGTATCTCCAAAATATAAAGCCAATGCAGGATTCAGAGCGATACCGGGTGGTGGTTCCGGAACTATGGATGAGGACTATCAATTGGTTAGTGGAAACATCACTAGAGATGAATCAACAAACATTGAATTTAAATCAACATCAATATTAGACCAAACTCAAAGATTAATTGATTCTGCGGATAATGTTACGGGTATTGCTCGATTGAAACACGTTGGTAACGCAATGAATCAGATTAGTAAGGTATTCAATGATGGTTATAAAGAAATTACTAAAGGTTCTCAAGTTTTATCGTATACTGATAATACAACAGGTGGGGCTGCCGGTATTGAATATTGTAGAGTTTTCACAAAAGATAATCCTTATTACGCGTATAATGATTTACAAAAAACAGATGGTATAACTACATCAGGTAGAAGATTTACTCATTCTGTTTTGGATAACACATATAATTTGAATATTGCTCCATTAAGAAATCCGGGCTCAACAAACATTATTGCGAATAATGTTAATGGAACGGGGGGATATGCTAAAAAATATATGTTCTCAATTGAGAATTTAGCTTGGAGAACATCAAGTAGACCTGGTTTTACTTATGATGAATTACCTGTTTGTGAGAAAGGTCCAAATGGTGGTAGAGTTATGTGGTTTCCTCCGTATGATTTAAAGTTTTCAGATAGTAGTACTGCTAATTGGAATGATACTTCTTTCTTAGGTAGACCTGAACCAATTTACACATATAAAAATACAAGTAGAACAGGGAGTTTAAGTTGGAAGATTATAGTTGATAGTCCATCTGTAATGAATGCTGTTGTGGAAAAACAATTAAAAGGACAAAATAAAGAAAGGATTAATTCAATTATTGATTCATTTTTTGCTGGTTGTGTTAAGTATGATATTTATGAATTGGCGTTAAAATTTAATACTATACCAACAAAGGATTTATATACGTATCAAGAGATTTTAAGTAAACCAAATTTAACGGATGAAGAATTAAAAAGTGTAAGTGCTAGTATTCCAAGAGAAAATTCTGTAACTCAAGGAGGTGCGGGAACGCCTGGTGATGCAACAAATAGTACGACAAATCCGGATACTTCAATTGACGATTTCAAAAAGAATTATTCTCAGTTAGCATTTTATTTTGATAATGATATTCCTGACCCAAACTCAAAAGGTGTTGTTTCTTCAGTGCCATATGATGTCACGTATTCGTCATATACTAGTGTTGGAAATAAAAAAACATATGTTGATACCGCAAGTGCAATTTTTAATGTTGGTGTTACTAATAGAAATGTTGGTGAGTTCTTTACAAATATT